CCATACAGTACTTTCGCGAGCAGATGCACGAAGAAGTGAAATTTGGCATTCAACAAGCGCACTCGATGTATATGAATGCCTATGTGGCCTCTGCTAATTCGACAGAGATGAAGAATACTGTCGACAGTATGGTTCGACTACATGGCCTCGCCAAAGAAAGTCAGAGTCAGCAGGTCAATATACAGATCAATGGGGCCAAGCAGCTCGAACGACTCAGCGATGATGAGTTGCTCAAGCTCGCCGGCAAAGGGACACAGTACCTAGAGCCTCAGACAAATGACAAATGAAGCACCTAAGAGTACTTGCGAGCGGTGTAAGAAGGTAGTTCCGTCTACTCTCATGGGTGCGGACAACTGGTGTGTGTACTGCCAAGCAGACAGACAGGACAGTTTACCCTCGCCAAAAGACCCCAGCACCGACGTACCACTTCCTAAGAGCACTGAAGAATTGGCCCGTGAAGAGTTGGCCCTGCGCATATTGACTCGGAAGCGGATGCTGCCATTCGTTGAGCGGTTCAACCCAGACTACCAAGCGGGTTGGGTGCATAAAGACATTTGTAAACGGCTTGAAAAATTCTCACAGGACGTGGTCGACAAAAAATCCCCACGGCTGATGTTGTTCATGCCCCCTCGGCACGGGAAATCGACACTTGCCTCAGTAGCGTTCCCCGCTTGGCACTTGGGGCGTAACCCCGAACACGAGTTTATCAGCTGTTCCTACTCCGGCTCGCTGGCGATGGGGTTCTCGCGGAAGGTGCGTAACTTGCTACGGGAGCCTTCGTACAAGAGCGCCTTTAAGACCCGCCTTGATCCTGATTCACAGAGCGCAGAAGCGTGGCTGACAACAGGCGGTGGCGGTTTCGTCGCGGCGGGTGTGGGCGGCGGTATTACTGGTAAAGGAGCACACGTACTTGTCATTGACGACCCTGTTAAAAACCGCGAAGACGCTGAGTCTCAGAATAATAGAGAGGCTAATTGGGATTGGTATACCTCCACTGCTTATACCCGCTTGGCTCCTGGCGGAGGTGTTTTGGTTATCCTCACACGCTGGCATGACGACGATCTCGCTGGTCGTCTCTTAAAAATGTCTACCGAGGGTGGCGACGACTGGGAGGTTGTCCGTTACCCCGCCATCGCTGAAGAGGACGAAGAGTTCCGCAGCGTCGGCGAGCCGTTACATCTTGAAAGATACGATGTTGCGTCGCTGAATAGGATACGTAAAGCGGTTGGCCCTCGAGATTGGTCGGCGCTGTATCAGCAGAATCCCGTGTCAGATGAGGGTGATTACTTTACCCGCGACATGATTAAGTACTTTGATCCCTCCGACGTAGATGAGGGTCAAATGAAGTACTACGCCGCGTGGGATTTAGCCATCGGTAAGAACGACAGGAATGACTATTCAGTCGGCATGGTTATCGGGATCGACGAGATGGACAAGATGTACGTCGTCGATGTAGTCCGAGGCAGGTTCGATGGGTTCGAGATTGTCGAGCGGATACTAGACTTATACGTTCAGTGGAAACCGTCAATCGTAGGAATAGAGAAAGGACACATCGAGATGGCCCTTGGCCCTTTCCTTGAGAAGCGCGTCCGTGAGCGCGGGTTGTACGAGATGTACATCAAAGACCTTAAGACCGGCCGCAGAGACAAAGAAGCCCGCGCCCGAGCCATACAAGGGCGGATGCAGCAGGGGATGGTTTACCTCCCCCGAGACGCTGTGTTTACGGGGCCCTTGGTCGCAGAACTACTTAGATTCCCTAACGGCGTACATGATGATCAGGTCGACGCACTCGCGTGGCTGGGTCTTATGATGGCTGAATTCTCAACTTACCAAACGCCCGTTGTTCACGTTCCCTCTTGGAGGGATAAGCTCGCCCATATTGTTAAGGGCGGTCCTAAAAACAAATCGGCGATGAGTGCATAGCCATGAAGACAGAAAAGCGATTGACCGCAGACAAAGAACATCAGATCGCCTCGGGGCAGTGGGACAGATATGTCCGAGCCCGAGACAATGGGCACCTCGACTACATTGAGATGGCTAAGAAGTGTGACTCCTACTACCGAGGTGACCAGTGGGCGGCAGAAGACATCGCAGCTCTAGACCAAGAAGGACGCCCCGCGCTGACTATTAACACGATCCTGCCGACGGTAAACACCGTCTTAGGAGAGCAGAGCTCACGCCGAGCAGATGTAAAGTTTAAGCCGCGAAAGGGTGGTGATGGTGACGTTGCTAACACGCTGACTAAGTTGTTCATGCAGATCTCGGACAACAACAAGATGGATTGGTTGGAGCAGCAGGTGTTCAGTGACGGGTTGATCTTAGACGGCCGTGGTTACTTTGATGTGCGCATAGACTTCAGTGACAGCACTGAGGGAGAGGTGCGTATTACTGCGAAGGACCCACTGGACATACTTATTGATCCAGACGCGAAAGAGTATGACTCCCGAACGTGGAACGAGGTCTTCGAGACAAAATGGATGACTCTTGACGAGATTGAAGAGTTATACGGTAAGGACAAAGCGAGCAAGCTGCAGTTCATCGCAGAAAACGGTAACAGTTTTGGTCGGGACTCGGTTGAGTATGAAGAGACCCGTTACGGGGACATAGACACCCGCGAAGATTTCTTAGGCGCACAGATTCCTGGGGAAGAAGAGTACCGAAACGTTAAAGCGCTGCGAGTAATTGAGCGGCAGCACCGGAAGTTGACTAAGTCTGACTTCTACGTTGACCCCACAACCGGTGACCAGAGGCGCGTGCCAGAAAACTGGAGTGACCGGAAGATTAAAGCGTTCTCTAAAGAGCACGGGTTGTCCGTAATTTCTAAAGTCATCAAGCAGGTACGTTGGACAGTGACCTGTGACAAGGTCGTGCTGCACGATGACTGGTCGCCATACGACGACTTCACAGTAGTCCCGTTCTTCTCTTACTTCCGCCGCGGGCGACCGTTTGGCATGGTAAGAAACCTGCTCTCGCCGCAGGAGCAACTGAACAAGATTGCCTCGCAAGAGCTGCACATCGTAAACACCACGGCAAACAGCGGGTGGATGGTAGAGAGTGGCTCTCTGGTAGGTATGACACCAGATGACCTCGAGGAGCACGGCGCTCAAACTGGTCTCGTTGTGGAGTATGCCCGTGGCACCAACCCGCCGACAAAAATACAACCGAACTCAATACCCACAGGTTTAGATCGCATTGGGCAGAAAGCTGCGGCGAACATCAAAGCTATATCGGGAATTAACGACTCAATGCTGGGTACTGACTCAGCTGAAGTGTCGGGTATCGCAATACAAGCGAAGCAGAACCGCGGCGCGGTAATGATTCAGGTGCCTTTGGATAACCTGAACAAAACGCGCCAGTTCCTCGCAGAAAAAATACTTAACCTGATACAGCGGTTCTATACCGAGCAGCGCATCATACAAATCACAAACGAAGACGACCCGCTCAAGCCGCGCGAGCCAATGGTTATCAATGAGATGACCCCCGAAGGCAGGATCGTCAACGACCTAACTATCGGCGAGTACGACGTGGTCATTGCGACAGCGCCTGCGCGCGACAGCTTCGATGAGATTCAGTTTGCCGAGGCGCTCAGCTTGCGCAGCGCAGGGGTCATGATCCCAGACGACGCCATTGTTGAGTACAGCCACCTCGCGCGTAAGGGAGAGCTGGCCAAACGAATCCGCACCGTCACAGGTGTCGAGCCGCCCAGTGAAGAACAAGCGCAGATGCAGCAGATCCATCACGAAATGGAGATGGAGCAGATTCAGCTCACTATTGAGAAATTACGAGCAGAGGTGCAGAAACTGCAGTCCGAAGCGGCCATCAACATGGCGAAAACTCAAGATGTGGCAGACGTTAATCCACAGCTTAAGGTCATGGAGCTCGAGAGCCAGATGCGCATGAAGGAGATGGAGCTAGATCTGAGAAGAGAGCTTGCTGATCTGACCAATACAACCCGACGCAGTAATCAAGAAACGTCGGCGGCTACCAGAATTGCCACAACGGCGATGCAACAAACTAACAAATCATTAAAACCTCAAGGATAAGTTATGGCTGATAAAGATGAAAATCTAGAGTTTGACAGGATGCCAGGATCGGATGATGGCGATCAGGTAGAAGACACACAGGTGGATCTTAACTTCGGTTTAGGGGCCACAGAGGAGTCAGAGCTCGATGACTCTGACGAAAAAAGCGATTTAGAAACTTTGGAGACTGAAGATGTACCGACTGCCGAAGAAACCAGCGAAGACACCAGCGAAGACATCAACGACGAAGCCGAAGCCGGTGACGAGCCCGTCGCGCTCGAAGAAGCCGAAGCCGAGGACGTCGAGGATGTACTAGAGGAACCAAAGGCGAAGAAAAAAGGGCAGATGGTCCCTAAATCTCGCCTAGACGAGGTGTTGGCTAAGCAGAAGGCGCTGCAAAAGCAGCTTGACGAGCTGAAGCAGTCAAATCAACCCCCCGAGCCTGAGTTGCCTTCGTATGATTTTGAAGCGAAGGAACGTGAGTATCAGGAGCTTATCCTAGACGGAGAGCCAGAAAAAGCGGCAAAGGTTCGTAGCGATATTAGGGCGGCAGAACGAGAGGCGATGAGCCATGAGTTACGTCGAGAAGTCGAGCACACCGTTTCGAGAAATAACGAAGAAACAGCTCTCCAGCAGGCCGCGGCTTTGTTGGAAACAGAGTATCCCGTATTCGATCTAAACTCTGCCGACTACAACGAAGATTTCACCCAAGAGGTGATCGAGCTACGCGATGCCTTTATTGTCCAAGGGCTACGAGCCGTGGATGCATTATCGAAGGCGTCCAACTTTGTTATCAAGGCGCATGATATTGGCGCAGAGATCGATGACTCATCCGCCCTTGCCGCTAAGCAAGCGCCGAAGAAGGCTTTGGATGAGGTGGCTAAGAAGAGGGCAGAGGTGGCTAAGAAGCTAGACGCCGCTAAGAAGCAGCCGCCAGAACTTCCTGGAGAAAGCAGCAGCAGCCACGGCGAAAAGGCTTTGGATATAAGCACATTGTCTGAGGAAGAGTTTAATGCTCTGCCTGAAGCTACCCTGAGAAGGCTCAGGGGCGATATTTTTTAAAGGACTGATTATGAGAGCCAAAGACCCCAAGCTAGCCGCAGCAGGCGTTAGCGGATACAACAAACCCAAGAGAACGACGGGGCACGCGACTAAGTCTCATGTCGTTGTTGCGAAGAACTCTGCGGGAACGACTAGAACGATCAGGTTTGGCCAGCAAGGGGTCTCTGGGGCGGGCAAGAACCCGACTTCGGAGAAAGATAAAGCGAGGCGCAAATCTTATTATGCGCGCCATAATGCTCAAGACTCAAAGCCGGACATCCTAAGTGCCCGATATTGGAGCCATAAAGTAAAATGGTAGCTGAATTTGTTTGACATTTAATATTAGCAATACTAATATTAATGTATCATTCGCGTATCAGTGCGATAACTGATTGTGTCGTTCACATAAAAAACGTACCCCCGTCCGCACAGACGTTAAACGCGCCGAGACCGCCCTCGCTAAACCGCGTAACCCGTTAGTCTGCACGAAAAGGACGTTTTACAAGGCTATTTTAATTTAATGCAAATCAATGGAGGCCATCATGGCTTTAACAAATTTTGCTAGCCTGACTTCTGAGCAACTAACCGCGTGGAGTCGGGATTTTTGGCGTCAAGCTCGTAACATGAGCTTCATCAACCAGTTCGCAGGATCTGGTTCTAATGCAATGGTTCAGCGTATTACAGAGCTGACCCGTTCCGAAAAAGGCACCCGTGCTGTTATTACACTACTCGCAGACATGACTGGCGATGGTGTAACAGGTGACTTTACTCTAGAAGGCAACGAAGAGGCGCTCCGCGCTTACGATATCGTTGTTAACCTTGACCAGCTCCGTTTCGCTAACCGCATTGCCGGTCGTATGGCGGATCAGAAGTCGGTAGTTAACTTCCGTGAGACCTCACGCGACGCTCTGGCTTATGCTATGGCCGACCGTATGGACCAACTGGCGTTCCTGACATTGTCAGGTATTGCATACGGTTCTAAGACTAACGGTGCCCTGCGCACTACTAGCGGTGTTTCTGGTCTTGAACTGGCCGATCTCGAGTACGCATCAGACGTCACAGCACCTACCGCTGCTCGTCATCTACGCGTTAGTGGGTCAGATATTACTACTGGCGACACCGCAGCGGTAACAGCAGCCGACAAGCTTGGTTACAAGCAGATTGTTGAGCTGAAGGCTTATGCTAAGGATAACTATATCCGCGGTATTCGCGGTGCGGGCAACGAAGAGACATTCCATCTCTTTGTCACTCCACAGCAGATGGCCACGCTGAAACTCGATGCTGACTTCCTAGCAAACGTCCGTAATGCCGGCGTCCGCGGTACAAGCAACAGCTTGTTCTCTGGCTCTAGCAGCCTGATGGTTGACGGTGTTATGTGCCACGAGTTCCGCCACGTCTTCTCAACTGAAGGTGCGACTACTGGTACTTCTAGTAACGCAGGTGCCGCGGGCTACAAGTGGGGTGCTGATGCAGACGTTACAGGTGCTCGCGCCTTGTTCTGTGGAGCGCAATCTCTTGCAATGGCTGACATCGGTGCGCCGGAAATTGTCGAAGACACTTTCGATTACGGTAACCAGTCAGGCATCTCTATTGGCAAAATCTTCGGTCTGAAGAAGCCTAAGTTTAACAGCGACTACAACGGCGCTGTCGAAGACTTCGGTGTTATTTGCCTAGACACGGCTCAATAGGCTTTTCCCTGAGAGAGAGCATTGCCCCCCCTTTAGCTAACGCTGAGGGGGGGACCTTTTTAAGGCCGGAAAATGAAAATTAAGTCTAGTTTCGATTTAAGAGTAGCTACGCTAAGTGGCGCGGTTGTATGCCTCCAAGCCGGAGTAGAGAGGGATGTTTCAGAGGCCATAGGAGCAATAGCTATTGGTATGGGCGCCGAGGCCATTGGCGTTTCAGTGCAGTCTACGCCTGAGCCAGTTGAGTTTGCCCCCGCTGCCCCCGATACAGAGCCCCTTTTTGAAGTTGTAGAAGCGATTGAAGAGTTAATCAATGTCGGATCGCCGGCGGACTTTAAGGCGAGCGGTGAACCCAAAGTCGCGTCTATCCACCGTGTGATGGGTAAGCAAGTCTCTAGTGAACTTAGAGAAGCAGCTTGGGAACAAGTGCTAAATGGCTGATAGGAGCTAAAAAATCATGAGTGTATCCGTTCAATCAATCGTTGATCGCGTTCAAATAACGCTCCAAGACACAACTGGCGTCAGATGGCCCGTGGCAAGTGAACTTGTCCTGTGGGTAAATGACGCGCAGCGAGAGATCGCGCTTTTTAAGCCCGACGCCTCTGCAAAGAATACGGCTGTAGAGCTTGTAACAGGCACTAAGCAGTCAATACCTAACGACGGTAACCGGCTGCTGCGCGTAGTTCGGAATATGTCTGCTGCAGTAGACGGTACTGGCGGTAGATCGGTAAGAATCGTCGATCGTGAAGTGCTCGATGCGCAGAGCCCAGATTGGCATGACCCAACGGTCACTGGGGATGCGGCGCATTCTGCTACGGTTAAGCACTATATCTACGACGACACTAACCCGATTAATTTCTATGTTTATCCTGGCGTTACTGGTTCTGCCTTTGTTGAAATTGTTTACTCGGCAAACCCAGTAGCTGTGACTCAGACCGACAACCTGGATATCCCTGATATCTACGGTAACGCGGTAGTCAATTACGTATTGTATTCGGCTTATATGAAAGACGCGGAGTACGCAGGTAATGGCCAACGAGCGTCAAACCACTATCAGCTGTTTATGTCGTCGATTACCGGCAAGTCGCAAATAGACGCGGTAACGAACCCTAATGTTGATTTGGCGGCGGCGGTTTAGGCGTAAACCTAACACTTTGAGGTGACCGCCGATGGCGACTTTCGAGTCTTTACTACCAGACGTTCTACCCAGTGTTCATGGCTGTTCAGATGCGATGGCCATTTCGGCCATCCGCTCTGCTGCTATTGACCTCTGTGCGAAATCAGAAATCTACCAGCAAGAACTCGACCCTGTCACAACGGTTGCGAAGATTTTCGAGTATGACCTTGAGCCCCCAAAAGGCACGGTTGTGGAGAAGGTTTTATGGGCGGTGTACAAGGGGGATAAGCTGGAGCCTATTAGCACGGCGCTTCTTGAAAAGCGTCAGCCGAATTGGCGAGACCCTTCGAAGTTTTCTACCCCCGAGTATTTTGTGCAACAGAGTCAAAGTACTTTTTGGCTGGCCCCTGTTCCCAACGCAACTATCGTCGAAAGCGTGATCCTTCGAGCGGTGTTAAAGCCGACGGTCTCGGCAACTACCCTTGATGATGCAATCCTAAACGACAACAAAGACGCCATAGTTAATGGTGCGCTTTTTAGGCTGTTGCGAACCCCCTCAAAAGATTGGACTGATTACTCTGCGGCGCAGATGTACGGAATTCTGTACAGAGAAGGCGTGGCCGAAGCTGAGAGCAAAGCGCGCTCAGGAAATACACCCATAGCAAGGACTGTGAAATATGGAGGCTACCACACTAGCCCGTTCCGCCGGCGACACACTCAGTATAGGTGATATACGAACTGAGTGGGGGTGGGTAAAGCCCGCGATAGAAGAGATTCTCGAGGCTAACCCGCACCTAACGTATATACCCGAAGATGTTTATGCGGAGGTGAAATCGGGGCACGCGGTATTGTGGATAGCAGACAAAGCGTTCGCAGTAACAACGAGCGAGACCGATCAGTTTTCAGGTGAAAAGACATTACTTGTGTGGGTGTGTTGGAGCCAACCGAATGGAACATCAGTTTTGTTTCGGCACCTTGAAGAATTGACTCAAGTTGCCGCGGGAAGTGGCTATTCGTGGATAGAAACAAGGACCCAAAACGCGCGTCTAGGTGAAGCACTGGGGCACTGGGATTGGGAGCTGGATCATATAGTTTACAGGCGATCATGTCATGTCTTCAAGACCAAAGCAGTCTGATTACCAAGCCTCTGATGCGGAGAAAGCATCGGCATCTGTTGCGCTTGAAAATTACAATTACTTCAAGAAGAACTACTCGCCGCTCTTGCAAGAGATGCGAGACCAAGCAAAGTTAGCCGATGTTGGTACAACGCTTCGCGGTCGCGCTAATGCCGACACTATGCAAGCGTTGACTCAGCCCTCGTACCGCAATTCTCAACAAGTAGAGTATAGCGCCGATCTTGGGAAAGCCTTCCAAGGCCAGCTTGGGGTTGCTAACACCTCCGCTAAATCAATTCAGAACCAGATGGGCAGCAATGTACTGGGCATAGCCCGAGGGCAAGCAGCCGACGCATCTACCGGCATGGCTCAGCTTTCGCGATTGTCTACCAGTGAAGCCTTAAACCGTGCGCGTAATAAACAAATGGTCGCTCAATCTAAGATAGATGCTGCGGTCACTGTTGGTGGCGCGTTTGTGATGCAGGGCATGGACAATATGGACACCGGAGGCTCGTTCTTGACTCCGCAAAAGAATATGCCGCGTGGTCAAGCAGGACCTCCGCAACGAGTAAGCTCGCTAAAAGACCGGTTCAACTACTTTTTAAACGGGTAAGCGTATGAGTAACAGAGACTACGAAGACATGGAAGGCATTGGCTATTTGCCAAATAACACCCCGCGGGGCAACTCGTCTCTTCCTGTTGTTTCTGACCCTGAAGCGGCGTATGCGCAGATCACGAGAGGTGAGTTTCAGGACTATGTAAAGAACTACCGTGGCATGGAAAATGATCTCATTAATCAAGCAAAAACAGACACCTCACTTGTCGATCAAGCGCGGCTTGATTCTGTTTCCGCGAGCGACCTTACAAAGCAGATTGCGTCGCGTAATCAACAGCGGTACGGCGGGCAGATGACGCCGGCTCAGCTCCAAGCGATGCGTGGGGCGGTGCAGCGGGGCAATGTTTTAGGTCAGGTTCAGTCCCTTGGCGATGCGCGCATAGCGCAAAACGAAGCGAACACTAACTTAAAAGCTGATCTTATAAATATTGGCCAAGGCGTTAATCGGTCTAGCCAGAGTCAATTAGGTTCTGCGGCAGCGGATTCAAGTGCTCGCGCGCAAGCCTTTAATGCGGCAAAAGCGCAGAGTAAAGCAAATACATACAGCACTATTGGTCAGTTAGGTTCAATGGCCATTTTCGCGGCGGTGTTCTAGGAGTAGAAAAATGGCTGGATTAGGTGACCTTGCGCCGATGTTGAACATGATGCGTCAACGCAAACAGGATCGTGCAAACAACGAGTACAGAGATTCCGTTCTGGCGCAGCGTGATGATCAGCTTGCCTACCAAAAAACCCAGGACGCAATACTAAACGCCGACCGACAAACGCAGTTGGGCATGAATAGGGAGGCACAGAATAACCAGAACGCCGCGCAAAGTAATCAGAACGCGGCGGCAACAAAGCTACAGAGAACGCTAGGGAACACAGACACAGCGCAAGCGATCATCCCGACGCTAGGGGAAGGTCTGGCCATCAATGAGTATGGAGGCTTCTCCGTCAGTGACGAAGCTTTCAAAGAGGTGTTTGCAAATGACACAGCATCGATGCTGCGTGTTATGCAGAATTCTCCCCAGTTCAAAGCATTAAGCTCGTCGCTAGGCGCTCCCTACGACGCTATAACTGGCATCCAGCAGGTTGGAGATGACCGCTATGCTCTGGTTGTAAAAAACGACAACACAGAAGGACCCCTAACAGAAGGGGGGACGTCTGATGCTCAAGACCCAGTCACAGAGTTTGATGGCGCAACATTAAAACGGATCTTTGAAAATGGCCTTGGCGGTGTGATGAATGATGGGGGGTGGGACTCACAAGCCAGCCAAATATACGCCACCATGAAAGTCGACTCGGTTAGCAGAGACAACATGGTAAATGCCGCCGCTGGCGTGATTGGCGCCGACACAAGCCAGCTCGCGCAGAATGGGAATGCTGATGGCGTTGCGGCGGGTAGAAGAGCCAGTTTTGACTTAAACGACGCGAGCTACGATGAGCTGTCTCAAATCCTGGTAGAAGGGGGTATGTCTGCGGAGGACGTAT